TGGTTGGGTACGCGTACAACAAGTAAGAATTGTCATTGATGACAACGGATTCTTGCGTAGAAAGCCTGTATCAGCATTGATCCCAGGTACAGTAACAGATCTTAAAGGATCAGGTTTCTTTGCAGGGCAAGAGTTGCCAGGTAATGTTCTTGTGATTGAGTCACTTGAGCCATTCAATGCAAAGAACCCAGAGCGTGATCTTAAGATTGCAGGTGATACTGGTATCGTGTGTACTCTTGCAGGTCAGCCTATCTACCGTAAGACTGTGTACTCAATGAGTACTTCAGCAGAAGATATCTTGGTAAAACATGATAACAAGGATGAATTGCGTGATGCTTATGCTAGAACAGCAGCAAAAGCGTCAATTACTCCAAATACTGATTTTGATAATATCTAAGATTTATCAGCCAAAGATGCAAGGGGGGATGGGTAACTGTCCCCCTTTGTTATCTTGTTTATTTATGATTTAAAATGTATAAAATGGAAAAGTTAAAGCAGCAGATTAAAGATTATCAATTGCAACCAGGAAGGTATATGCAATATGAAGTTGACTCATATAGTCAATATCAAAACTACTTGTACAAGAGAGCATTGTATGGATTAAATGCACTCACTGAACAAGAACTTGCTTCTATGTGTGATAAGAAGAAGCAAAGAATTTCCCGGGTATATCTCAAGGGTCAGCAAGCCATTAATGTGTATAAGCAGAAATTAACTACTGCCTATAGCAATTTGTTCTTCAAGACTCTGTTCCCAAATGCTCCTATCACAGATTTCTTACTAGGGAATGATGAGACTGATGTTAATTTCAAAAACACACTCACATTCAAAGACCTTAAGATTTCCAAGGAAGATATCATATCTGTATTTATACAGGAAGGTGTACTCCCTAAGAACTTCTTAGAGTTAACAACAGACCCTAATCAATTACCTAGATTAAAGAAATGAAAGCAATAACATCCGGTTTATTGGTCATAGTAGGATGTTTATTTGTCTATTTACTCACCCTTGGTTCAACTGAGGGTGGGTATAATGGGCAAAAACCCATGACCTATAAGTATGAAACACCCAATGATTGGGCAGAAGATTCCACAGTATCTGAATCAAAGAAAGAGTACTGTGAGTATGTTTACACTAAAGAGATTGAAGAATGGAAAAACAAACAATAGAAGAAGCTGCTGAAAAATACAATGATGATTTTCAGGTAAAAGGTGGAAGTAAAGCTCCTCATATTAAAAATGTTCACATTATGAACCATTTTATTGCAGGTGCTAAATGGCAACAAGAAAGAATGTATAGTGAGGAAGATGTTTTTAATCTATGCCGTGTATTTGCAACATTTGTAATGCGTACAAGTCCTAGTTATAAAAAACAACAAGAATGGTTTGAACAATTTAAAAAGAAGTAGTATGGATTATATAATAGGGTTTTTAGTAGGAGCATTTCTTACATGGGCTATAGCAAAAAGGCTAATGGTAGAATGGAAAAGAGATCTGGAAAAGTTGAAAGATTTTGATGTATGGAAGGAGTGGAAGAATGACTCTAAAGATTAAGACAATTGCATCAGCAGTCATAAAGGATAACAAAGACTACAAGATCTTTTCTGATATGATGCTCCGGAGTTACATCAAGACTCAATACAAGTGTTCTACGTATCTTGCAAACAAAGTAATAAAATACCTTCATGACACCAAAGAAAAAGATTTGTAGTGGTTGTAACACAGAACAATACATTTGGAAGAGACACCAAGGGGAACCCTATTGCAAACATTGCTGGAGTTGCCACAAAAGTGATGATTCGCCACAGAAACCAAAGAATATCATCCCCTTGGTCTCTTCTAAAAAGAAGAAATTAGATGAGGAGTATCTCAAGTTAAGAGAGCGCTTTCTCACAGAAAGAAATATGTGTGAGGTGAAGGTGCCGGGATGTATGATGCATGCAACAGATGTGCATCATACATATGCCGGTGCTAATAGACACGTCTATTACCTTATACAGTCTACTTGGTTGCCGGTATGTAGAGCCTGTCACAATTGGGTTCATGAACACCCGGAACAATCAAGAGAATTAGGATACTTAAAGTAGTATGATTATGACAAGAGATGAAATTCAAAAGCAAGCCTTGGATGCCACACAAGGCAAACACAGATGTGGATTAGCATTGGCTACCGGAGTTGGTAAGACTCTAGTTGGCTTGCTCCACTTAGAAAGAGAGTTCAGTCCTCTTAAGAATATACTGGTAGTGGCGCCAAAGAGATCAATCATTGATGAATGGAAAGCCCAAGCAGTTAAGTTTGAGAAAGAGCATTTACTGACTAACGTCACTTTCAGTACTTATCTTAGCATAAACAAGCACAATCCAGCGGATTATGATATTGTTTATCTAGATGAGTGCCACAATTTATTGGACAGCCATAGAGAGTTCCTGGATAACTATACAGGAATGATTCTAGGTCTTACTGGTACACCACCCAAAAGAGAAGATTCTGCAAAGGGTATGATGGTTAGTGAGTTCTGTCCAATGGTACATACTTATGTTACTGATGATGCTGTAGAAGCAAAGATTCTCAATGATTACAAAATCATTGTGCATGAACTATATCTCAGTAATGATAAGAATGTGGTCGTAAAGACCAAGAGTGGTTCTTTCTTTACTTCTGAGAAAGCCAATTATCAATATTGGTGTGGAAGAGTAGAGAATGCATCACCGGGTAAATCTGTACAGATTGCCAGAATCATGCGTATGAAGGCTCTAATGGACTATCCAAGTAAAGAGAAGTACACTAAGAAGCTATTAGATAGCATTAGGTCTAAGTGTATAATCTTTGCCAATACTCAAGAGCAAGCAGATAGGATCTGTAATCACAGTTATCATAGCAACAACCCTAATTCTGCTACAAATTTAGAAGATTTTAAGGTTGGTAATCTTACAAAGCTATCCTGTGTACTGCAGTTAAGTGAGGGTGTAAACATTCCAAACTTACGGCAGGGTATTATTATGCATGCATATGGCAATGAGAGAAAGTCAGCGCAGAGAATTGGCCGGCTATTGAGACTTAACCCAGATGAGACAGCTACTGTACATATCCTATGTTACATGGATTCAGTAGATGAAAAGTGGGTCAAAGAAGCATTAGAAGGCTATGATCAATCCAAAATTACATGGGTTGACTACAAGATTGCTCTGTGAATTATTAATTTTTGTAATTTGAGCACAAATTATGGTTTTGGAAAAAACGCACAGACTCGTATTGCACAATGACAGTGAAAATTCATATCTTTATGTTATGGCTTGCCTTGTCAAGGTGTGTGGTCATGACTCTGTTACAGCAGAGCAATGTGCACTCATAACACATAATGTAGGTAAATGTCAAATAAAGTCCGGAGACTTTCTCAACATGTTTGAGATGAAAGCGGAGCTCCAGGAATTAAGTCTCAAAGTAGAATTGGAAGATTATGTTAGTGGAATGTATTAATGATGGTAATAGACCTAAGCAAGTACCTGCTGAGAAGTGGATTGTTAAAGGTCAGAGATATACTGTAATTGCTACAACACAGATGAATCTGCAAAGAAATAAGATTGGTCTTAAACTCAAGGAGATTGAGTTAGACCATTCTTGCTTCCCATATGAATACTTTGATGCTGACCGGTTTAAGATAGTTGAACCTGAAACTGCTGTTGCTAAACAGGAAGTTGAAGAGTTTGCTATTTAAACCTCTGAAGTTTAAACTTTAAACCAAATAAATATGAATGATGACACAAAGAGTAGCATAATTGCTATCAGTATTATTGTGCTTATTGGTTATGGTTGGTTTGCTAACTTGTATAAGTTAAGCCAATACAACTTTGACCGTCCGTACAAGGCAGAAGTTTTAAGAGCCGTGGGAGCATTTGTTTTCCCAGTAGGTGTAGTTATGGGTTACTTTAACATTGAGGATGATTAATGTATAAAAGACAATATGCAAATAGGATACTCAGTTCATTAGCAAATAAAACACATGCTAATATCAGAGTAGCCATCAGGTCTGGTCACACTATTAGTGATCTTATGAGAGACTTTCCTATCAAGGAATATCAAGCAAAGTTTCTATACTTTCATTATAAGCAGAAAGACTTTAGTACCAGAGCCGTTAAGTTAGGTCACAAGGATGAACCGTATTTTGAGGGAGACTTTCCTATGATACCGGAGTACAGAGTTGAGGATCTCACTGGAGAAGAAAAGAAGATTGCCAAGTACGGACCTGTAGAAAAATTAATCATATGGGAAAAATGAAAGAAGTCTACATGGAAGTGTGGGAACAACATGGTGGGGTTATTCCACCGGGTTACACCTTACAGGACTATTTAGCACAACAACAAGCAGAACATGAACTTGAACTCAGAAAAGAAGAAATTGAGGCAAATCAGGGAGAAGAGAATCAGTCAGATGATGATTCAGTATATGACTCTAGTGGTAGCAACCCGGAAGCATGATACACGTGGATTTTATCCAGAAACAGTAAAAACCAAGAACCCAGAGGAAGGGTGTTAAAAAGCAGAGTATGAAAAAGTTTATTATTGTAACATTAGTGTTAGCCGTATTGGCAGGTGGTGGAATCTTTGGATACATGAAGTATCAAGAATCACAAAATGAAGAAAGTAAGTTTAACCCTGAATTTGGCAAGGTACTTATCAAAATAGGTCCCTTTGAAGACAGTGTAGAATTTATGAATGATTCAAAGAGTCTAACATCAGAGTTTGACATTGAAGACCGTGTGTTTGATGTGTGTTTAGAAGCAAGAGGCTTGTGTAATAATCCTGATACTTTTGAGCCTATGTCATGTAGAATTAGACAAAAGGGAGGTGATACTCTTGAATTAGCACTTAAGTTTTCAGCGTCTAATGCATATGGTGTGTCTGGTGAAGGTACCGTAGTATCGTATTATACCAATGACAGTTTAGTCAACACAATTGCATTCTAAATGATGCATTTCCTCAAATATCTAGTGGTATGGATAAGTCAAAACTTATCTATACCGTTCTGGATGGTAGGACATATACACCTGAGTGTGAATATGTATGAGGATTTGTATGAAATACTGGCTTCTATAGGAATGAATCTTATAGTAGCCGCAGGATTTATAATTGATTACATAGAAACAAGAAAATCAAAACAAGATGGACAAAATAGTTAAACCAAAGTTTCAACATTGGAGTAAAGAAGAGATGGCATTATTAGCACACCTTATGGGTACTGCCTTTAACGCTGGAAAAAATCAATCAGAAGCAGCAGAGTTTGCTTCAAGTAAATTAGGTAGATCTAAGGGAGCATGTATGGGTATGTACCACAGTAAAATGCGTGGAAAACCCTTATCAATTTGGTCATTACTACCTGAACCTGGAGAGCCGGAATGGGAAGTTGAAAGTCCTGCGGATCTAGGTTCAGATACAGATATTGACAAAGAACCTGATTATACAAAAAGCTTTAGTTTTGTAGATGATCTTATGCACAAGATGCAAAATCCGGAAGGATATAAGTCTATCTTTGAGTATGAAGAAATACAGGAACCTATCAAGATTACTGTTCATGATGGAGAAACTACAGCAGAAGCTGAGATTCTGATTGATAAAAATGATGTTGTAGTAGCAAAAGTTAAGGGTTTAATTATTACTATTGAATTATAGTATCTGCTGCAACCCAGATAGGTTAGTCAGGTGGCGGAATTGGTAGACGCTCACGGTGAGAAGAGTTGAATTATATAATAGACAAGCCATTACTCTTCATACAGGTTCGAGTCCTGTCCTGACTACGCTTTTATAAGCATAGTTTAGTTTAAGAACTTAGGTAAGGTGGCCACTGCGTTCAGTGGCACATGGTCCGCTAGCTCAGCTGGATAGAGCAACTGCCTTCTAAGCAGTAGGTCTCAGGTTCGAATCCTGAGCGGATCACTAAATGATTAGAGTATGAATAAAAATAACAGATTTTGGGAAGGCTTCTATGTAGGAGTATCCGTTGGTATCATAGTATGTTGTATGAGTGTAGTGATTGTATTACAAATTGTGTATTGATTATGAAAAGAGGATTAGCATTATTGAGTTTACTGTTGGTGTTTAATGCATCAGCACAGATTGAAGTTTATAGTAAAAAGCAGGAAACTGTTTTTTGTACAAACATGGGTTTGCATTGTATAAACAAGGTTACTGTGGATACTGTATCTACTTATTGGGTATCATTTAGAGATGCCGCGTATAAACATATTGAAGTATATAAGAGTCTTGAATTTTCAAATAAAGAGGATCTTATGATGTTCTATGTGTATATTGTGTCCACAATTAATGGTGAAGACAGCATCATCATATCATTTAATGACCAAACTGTTGGCATTAACTATGAGATGGGTCTTGTCCGTGTAACATTTCAAGAGGGTCATTTCTTTGTAAATAACAAACAAGCTTTGAAATGTATTGATGCATTAAAGAACCATAATAACTAAGATTATGAAAGTAGAAGTATTATTGAATGGAACAACTAAGATTGTTCTTATTCCAGAAAATGAGATTGAGATTGCTATCCTTGCTAATGTAGCCAAAGGAGATGTAGAAGCAACACTTATCACCCAGCACACACAGATTTTAGATAAGATCATCTTAGATGGTCTTGTAATTATGCCTAAAGTGGAACGCAAAGAAGGTATCAAAGTGATTGAAGTTGAAGACTAATAAGTTTGCATATGATTACAAATGATGATTTTACAGTAGAGAAACCAGGTAATAAGACTGTCCAGTTGCGTAATAAACTATGCAAGAAAATCATAGAAGAGCATTTCAATATGACTTTGGCAGTGGATAGAAATTTTAATTACCTTTGGTATATGTACCACAGCGGTACTAAACAAGGGAACTATAAAGCCTTTATGTTGGCTTTTGAGATGAACTTGTTGGTTGCACTAGGACAAATTACTGAAGAGGAAAGAGAGAACATTGCAAGAATGTGTAGCTCTGAAGATGAAGATAATCTGTACATAGGTTTACTAGCCATTGATAACTTTAGAAAGCAAAGAATCAAACAACATGGTGAATGGAAAGACTATGGTAAAGATGCATCTTCTGAGTTTAGAGAAGCTGTTAGCAAGTACCCAACTCTTATAGTCAGAGGTGAAAAACTTGATAAATTATGAAAGAACAAGAACTTATAGCAGAAGGTTTTGAAAGAGTTGATCAACTTGTAGAAGAAACCGGAGACAAAACAGATTACTATTACTACCAATTGGAAATCAATCCAGACTTTGTTCTGATGAGTGATGCCAGTGATGAGATTACTAATGATCAGTGGAAAGTCTATTGCTATGAGTCTGGTATAGTTATCAGGGATATTGAAGACGTGCAAGTTCTTGTTGCACTCTTTGGAAAGTGGACTAAGCAGAAAAAATAACAGTTATGTTTATAGGAACTTTAGTAAAGAGTAATTCTAAGTTGAGTTACTCTAACAGGAAAGATAAGCTCCTGTATGACCAGTTCATTGACAAGGTCAAGGACGGTGAAGAAGTAGAGATTTTTGTATGTATTAAGGGCAGGGGAACATCTCCTGCCCAAATAAGTAAAGTTCATGCCTGCATAAGAGAATTAGCAGGTGAACTTGGGTTTCCATTTGATGATATGAAGTTAATCATAAAGGAAAAAGCAGGCTTATGCTATGAGGTAGAAGATGAAGGTGAGAAAAAAGTTATCTGCAAATCATTTGGTGATTGCAGTACACTTGAGATAACCTTAGCTATTGAAGCTTGTAATGAAGTTGCAAGACAAAACAATATTATTCTACAATAGTGGGCTCAACATAGCCTTCATCACCAGGTTGTAATACTTGTTTGTCTTCATAGACCTTTTGCTCTTTAGCAACACGCTCTATTTCAGCAACCATTATACTAAGTGTAAAGAAGGCTCTTTCAATCTCATTCATACCAGCATAATCACCAGTTGTAATCTTTTTCAAAGATTCTTCTTTCTGCTCAGCAGGAAACTGGTTGAATATATAGTAAAGAGTGTTTTTGAGCATCATGTAGTAATTAGTATTGACTTTTACTTCAATGATACTATCCTTTTTGATTTCTTTAACATTAATTGCCATAACACAAATATAGAAAATATGACGGAAAAACTAGATATTGAAGAAATAAAAGAGAAAATTATGGTTAAGCTACAACCATCAGGTTGGGCCAGAGTCCTTAGAGGATTCATATATAGCAAAGACTTTGATAACATCATAGTAGAGTTAGCTAAACAAGCCAAAGATGGCAAGAGGTTTACTCCTACTATGAAGAATTGGTTCCGGGCATTTGAAGAGTGTCCGTATACTGATATCAAGGTAGTAATAATTGGTCAGGATCCGTATCCCGGATTGGGTCATGCTGATGGTATATCATTCAGTCTAAGTCAGACAGATGATATGCAACCAAGTTTAAAGTACCTGTTAAATGCTGTCAATAGAACCGTATATGACAATGAACAGATTTCCACGGATAAGGATCTTACAAGGTGGGCTAATCAAGGTGTTCTAATGTTTAATACAGCTTTGACAACTAATGTAGGTAAGATAGGTCAGCATTACTTAATTTGGAAGCCTTTCGCTGCCTATCTATTTGATTGGCTTACTTGGCACTGTCCAGGGCTAATCTATGTCTATCTAGGCAAGAAAGCAGAGGAGTGGGCTGATTGTGTCAATGATAACAATTACAAGTTCTTTGTTAGTCACCCAGCTGCCGCAAGTTATACCGGCTTAAAAGAATGGGACTGCAAGAATGTGTTTAATGAGATCAAAGACATACTAAAGAAGAATAACAATTTTGATATTGAGTGGTGATGGAAGAGATATTCAACAAGCTGATAAAGCAGAGTTTAACACCAAACCAATTCTACTTACTGTGGTGTAAGCAAAACAGTATTGTTCCTTCATTTAACACCAACTATTCTGTTGAGCTAATGCGTCTCAAGAATGGTGGATGGTTACATGAAGATGAGACAATTACAAGTCAGAGTCTTATTCTTATTCAAGAGATAGAATCTTACTTTAAGAACAGTAAGAAGAAGACTTCTAAAGCAGTCATGGGTGAACATTTCATGACAAATATTGAGGCTTATTTGGAACTTTTTCCTAAATTTAAGCTTCCCAGCGGCAAGTATGCAAGATCAGATAAGAAGAACTTAGAAGGTAACTTCAGATGGTTCTTTGAGAGTCATAGTTACTCTTGGGAGACTGTATTTGACGCCACAAAATTGTATCTAGACCAGTATGAAAGACAAGGTTACAAGTACATGAGAACTTCTCAGTACTTTATCCGCAAACAGAATGCTGATAAGACATATGATTCAGAGTTAGCAAATTATTGTGATATGATTACCAATGGAGAAACAGGAATTGATGACAAACATTTTAGTGAAAAAGTATTTTGATAAACTACAAATTAAAGATTCTCATTATAGCATTAATGGGGACTCTCATTGGGTACAAAGTAGTTGATCTATTTATAATCTCAGTGACCTTTTGGCAATACTTCAGTATTGAAGTTGTGGTAACGCTACTTCATATGCTGTATGAACAAGTCAAGCAGAAGGAAATAAACAGGTAAATATGGATAACAAAGAAAAGGCTGGTCCAAAGAAAAAGTGGAACAGTCAACGTGAAGGTTTTCAGGAATCTCTGAGATATCTACAGGGTAGAATGAAGGGTGAGATTAAGAGTCTCAGAACACCATGGGTAAAGTTTAATAACGCAACTACAGATGGATTAGAGTGGAATACCTTCACTGTGATTGCCGGTAGGCCTGCCAGTGGTAAGACTCTTATTGCAGAGCAAATTGTAAGAGAGTCCTTTCCTCTTAACCCCGGTGAGAACTTTAGAGTCCTGCAATTCCAATTTGAGATGCTAGCAAGAACTTCTGCAATACGTGAGTATTCCAGTGTTATTGGTAGATCTTACAAGTACTTATGTAGTGCTGACGGAAAACTTTCCAGTGATGATTTACAAAAATGTTATGATTACGCAAAAGCCAAAATAAAATATCCCATAGACGTAGTAGAGAAGCCTTGTACCGTTGAAGAGTTCAAGCAAATAGTTGGGGAATACATGATGGACCATGCACACTATGATTCTGAGAATAATCTGATTTTTACAAAAGCACTGATTACTATAGATCACTCTGTACTATTTAAGAACGGACCTAGTGAAAAGTCTAAGCAGGATATGCTAGCAAACCTAGGTGAAGCAATTACATCTCTTAAAAGACAGTGGCCGGTAGCATTTATACTCTTGAGTCAGCTCAATAGAAATATTGACAACCCAGAGAGAAGTGAAGAAGGTAAGTATGGTAATTATGTGTTAGAGTCTGATATATTTGGCTCAGATGCTATTCTTCAGCATGCTGATACCGTAATTGGTATCAATAGACCTGCTAAACAGAAGATTAGATTCTATGGGCCGGATAGGTATATGATTGAAGATGACAAAGTCTTAGTACTACACTTTCTTAAATCAAGAAATGGTGAGACAGGCTTATGTTTCTTTAAAGCTGAATTTGAGAAGATGAGTATTTCAGAGATGATTACACCTCCTATACAGGAGAAAAGATTAACAACAAAATAGTACATTATGAGTTTAACAACAAAACCTACAATCAACAGGCAAGAAAAGACTGAAGAGTTGTATGCGTTTCATGATTGGCAATTCAAGTTACTAGGTGAAGACAACCCAGTATTTATCCCCAAGTGTGCTTATGTGCCTAAAGGCATGGGAGAGCAACACATTGGATTCTTTCTTAGTGAAGTTAAGAAAGGTAAGGATATCTATACTGAGTTTACAAGTATTGACCTAGATCCTGAAGATCCTACCAGAACTCTTTACAAGTGGAGATTCAATCCTCACTATGAAGAAGAGTATGAGAAGACTGAACCCGCAGCCAATGGTCACGTCAGATATCTTGTCCCTGTTTCAGAACTGATTAAAATTGATGTTCAACAACCAGTTGAAGAACCAGTTGGTCAGTTCCCAGACTTTGATGAAATCATGGACCCAGACATGGATGCACCATTGGATCAAGTCACAATCAGAGACCTTGCAGCTATTATGCTAAAGAAACCTGTGAGCAACAAGAAGTGGTTAAATGACATCATTAATTCTTAAGTTATGGGAATAGTATTGCCAACTGCAAAAGTTAAAGGGGAAAGAGTAAACCCCAAGAGAATAGTTATCTATTCTAAACCAAAGACCGGTAAAACCACAGCGTATGCTGGTCTTGAGAATAATCTCATTCTTGATTTGGAAAACGGAACTGATTATGTTGAGGCTATGAAAGTCAAGATCGGTAATTTACAAGAGCTCTTAGATGCCGGTAAGGCTATCAAGGAAGCAGGAAGACCGTATGATTATGTTACCATAGATACTGTAACTGCATTAGAGGAAATGATACAACCTCTTGCAATTAAGTTGTTTAAAAACACACCTATGGGTAAGAACTTTGACGGTGACACTGTGATTAATTTGCCAAACGGTGCAGGCTATCTGTATGTCAGACAGGCATTTTTCCA